CCAGCAACGAAGGAGAAAGTCCTCGCTTCCCTCTCGCAATAGCGGGCAGGCACTCTGGCTTACTAGCCTTGGCAATAGCAGAGAAGACCCCCATACTAAGCGAGATCGAGTAACCAAGATTGATTCGGTTATGGCGGGAAGTAGCTTTCGGGCGAAGGTGGCCGCTAAGTAGTACCGGAGAGATCAGCGGTTATTCACCGGAACCCCTAGGCAACTGGTGGTTGTGGTGAATAACTGGAGGTAATCGAGATGAAAAAACACAAAGTAATCAAGCATTCGTATGACGAGCTGGCGCGTGTTGGTCGCAGATATTACGGAGATACAAACTTTTGTGCAGTTATCGCGGCAGCGGTGATCAATGACTGGAGCTTTGGAATTGCCAAGGCCAAGTTAGAGAGCAGAGGCTTCCGCAGGAAAGGCACTGGAGTCTATGCGCGAGATACTCACAGCCTATTGGTAGAGCATGGCAAAGAAGTAGTGCCTGTGAGGGCTGATCGCTATGGTAAAACGCTGATGACTTTCAGCAGGAACATCCCGAAAGATGGACGCTATATCATCCACACCAGAGGCCACATCACCGCGGTTCGTGACGGTATTATGGAAGACCACGATAATTGCGAAAGAAGCCGAAAGCCTATCAAGGCGCTATATAAAATAGTTGATGCAAGCTAAATTATCAGGTAGCATTCGAAGGAGTGCTACCGCATAATTTAACTAGAGAGGTAACAATCATGAGGGACTGGGGTTTACATTATCTTGTATTGTCAGGCGCTTTGCTGTATGGTTTCAGCCTGTTGTGTGACCTGTACGTACACTTAATCTAACTGAGAGGAAATAAATTATGATGCAGAATTTTATAGTAGCATGGGTAAATGGTATTGGCAAAGATCGCTTCAGAGTCTTTGATTCACTGACAGAGGCAGAGGAGTTTATGAATGGACTGACGATAGAGGACTCTTATGTCTATCTATCAGTAGAGATCAAAAGACAGTAGCTTTATCGTGTCCACTAGTTTATAGTGGGCATTATTAAACCAACTGAGAGGAAATAAATATGAAATATTGGGAATTTAAACTAGTAGGTACCCATATCCGCGCAGAATGGAATGAACAAGCAACCTTCAATATGCAGTGGATATGGGATGGCCGATGGGTTGACTATCATTGTTTCACAGTCTATGGTATAAAGTCAGAGCAGGAGGCACTGGCTCACATATTGGAGGCGCTAGAGGAGGAACTAAAGGAAGACGAGAGGTTATGGGAATACCTTCAGGAAAACCCCGCGGAAATGGAGGACGCAATAATAGTTTTATAATAGTTGTTTTATCGTGTCCATTGGCGTACAGTGGGCATTATTAAACCAACTAAACCAAGAGGTAGTACAGACAATGAATTTATCAGCAGAAAAAGCCGAGCGCGTAGTAGACCTAATGAGCAACTTTGCAATGTGGAGCGACAGCTCATACCACGGCGACAAGTACATCAGAGGCACTAATAGCAAAAATCACGTTTACGCCGTAAAGCGCCAAGCGGAAATTATTTTAGAGCTAATTAGCTTAGGTTTTGCGCATCCTCTGGAGAGCTGGGCGAGAGATGTAATGGCCAGTAAGCGCTTTAGCACTGCGGAGTATAAGTGGGATTAACGTAGACTAGTTGTTTTATCGTGTCCACTAGTCTATAGTGGGCATTATTAAACCAACTAAACCAAGAGGTAGTACAGATGAAACTTAAGCAATTAGGTAGTAACATGACTGAGTTAGACATGGGTGAAGTGCAGGTATTTTTCAGCTATGAAACACCAGTGGCTGCACGAACTGATACAGGTGCGCTGGTGCGTACATCCACCAAGTACAGCGTAACCACCACCAAGCATATTAACAAATGGTTGCAGGGTATGCCAGCAGTGGAAGTACCGCAGTCAGTAATTAATGATTTAGTGGAGGTAGTATAATGAGCATTAAACCTGTAAATATATTTGTAACACCGGAAAACATGAAGGATTTGGAGGACAGGCTTAACAGTTTTTCAGACAGCGAGAAGTCAGTGGCTTGGCTGGGTGCAATGATGGCTTGGAATTTGGCCTGTAAGCTGGTCGATGAAGCTACGGATGCAGAGGAGGTGGCGCAATGAATAGCGCAAAGCGTAGGCAGATGATCAAAGAGCAGAAGCGCGAGTATCGCATGGAGTTCTTGACAGATGTGCTGGGGTGGAGTACCATTGCAGCACTGAGTTACTTAATGTGGGTTGGCTTCTTTTGGATACTGTCCAACCCAATGTCCACTTGGTTCTAAGAGGAGTTATAACATGACTGGAAGATGGCAAGACTGTCACGGTGACGAGGATTACCTTGACGATGCAGACGAATACCCGCCCATGCAGCGGTGGGAAATTGACGAGGCACTGGCAGACATGCGCGGTGACGATAAATGGTTAGAAGATAAGGAGAAAAAGCTATGAGTTATGCACTAAAGTTTGAACCTAATTACCCTGAGTATTGCAACATCTATGATCGTATGCTCTGCCATACTTTGATCAGGGAGATACTGGACGCAGGGTATTCTGTGACTGTCAATGATGGTGAGGATGACTGTCTTGTGGAGTCTAAGAACTTTGCTAAGATACTGGAGGCCATGTCGCAATCAGGTGAGGATGTTATTATTCCTTGTGATTCGGATGGCGAGGATGTCGGCTGGTTCTATCTGATCTATTGCAACGGCAGCGAGGGTGAGCCAATGATATGCATGTCGGACATGTCAGCCAACCCTATCTGTGAGGCTATAGATAACAAGGTACAGCGTATACTAGAGGAGCAGGAGCTATGATGATATTTGGTAGAATGTTAAGCATAGAGTTGATTAATGGGTGCGGCTTGTTCCTTGAGTTCGCAGACAGCAGGGCCGTGTGGTGTGCTAACAGGGAGACTGGCGAAACCTACGCCATGCCCTTTGAAGGTGTACTACTACACTTGCCCTTCGTTCTGATCAGCTATGGTCGTGTATATGAGGAGGTGGAAGGATGACAGTACTCGCATTGATGATGGTGTTTACTTTCCTAACTATCTGGGGTATCATAGAGACTTATAAACATTACAAAGGTAGGTGGAAAAAATGAGCAAGATCAAAGAACACATGATAGGCTATGAGCCTAGCGATTGGATTGAACCACAAGCACATGTCATGGTTGACGAGTTGATTGAGTATCAGGTATACTGCATGTCGTTATCTGAGTTGACATCCAGAGTGGCACAGCAGATGCGTGACGAATACTACAACAACCCCTATGGCGACATGGTAAGCAAACACAACGAGGTATTTCCCAATGAGTAGATGTAAAGCGTGTGACGTTATACTGAACGAGTACGAACTAAAAAGAATTGACAACCATACAGGTCTGCATCTTGATCTGTGCAATGTCTGTGCCTCTCATTCTGAAGAGGCTATGGTAGAGCGAGGTGAGTTAGCTGCAATCCTAAAAGATTTTCCAACTTTTTCTGAGAAAGAGATTGACAGTATCTTGAATGCTTGATATAATATTCAGGTATTAAAGGGAATTGTTTAGTATTAATCTTTAAAGTTTTAACCAAACGATACTTAAGTAGTATCAAACCACAACCTAGAAGGATAGTAATTATGGCAGTAGTAGAAGGTACAATAGCGTTTGAAAACCTAGACACCCACGAGATGTATCAGGGTCAATCCACTGGCAAGTATTCAGTTGTCATTAGCTTAGACGATACCACAGCAGAGCAGTTGGCTGGTATGGGTGTCAAGCTACGCGAGTACGAGGGTACTAAGCAACGTAAGTTTAGTACAAAATATGATGTACCTGTGATGGATGCAGATGGTCAGCCCTTTGCTGGTCGCATTGGTCGCGGCTCTAAGGTGCGTCTACTGTGGGCAGAAGGTCAGCCCCATCCTGTACACGGAACGTCCACCTACCTTAACAAGATCAAGGTACTGGAAGTTGCAGAGCAGGAAGGCGGTGAGGACTTCTAATGACAGTTGAGTCAACCTTTGTCCGACATGAGCCATGCCCTGCGTGTGGCTCTAAGGATAACTTGGCTCGTTACTCTGATGGGCATGCCGTCTGCTTCACGGGCGGCTGTTCACATTACGAGCGAGGTGATGGTCAGGTTATCAGCATCCAACAGAAACCAGCGAGGTCATTAGAAATGACAGGAGTAATAGCTGCAATCCCCGACAGGCGTATCAACCAAGCCACAGCACAACGCTATGGTGTCACAGTTGAGTACGGCACAGACGGACAAATTGTCAAGCATCATTACCCGTACCACGACAAGGACACAGGTGCGGTGATAGGAACCAAGGTACGGATAGTAGAAAACAAATCGTTCTATGCAACAGGAGGCTTTGAGAATGCAGCGTTGTTCGGCCAGCAGGCGTTCAAGGGTGGCGGTAAATACATTACGATCACAGAGGGCGAGGCTGATGCACTGGCAGTCAACGAGATGTTTGACGGCAAGTGGCCCGTTGTCTCCATCAGATCAGGTGCAGCAGGCGCAACCAAAGACATCAAAGCAAACCTCGAATGGCTAGAGTCCTTTGAGAATGTAGTGATCTGCTTTGACAGCGACAAGGCAGGACAGGAGGCGGCACGTTCAGTGCTTGATCTGTTCACACCTAATAAGGCTAAGAATGTTGAGCTGTCCATGAAGGATGCAGGCGACATGCTCAAGGCTCGTAAGGTGCAGGACTTTGTTAAGGAGTGGTGGAACGCTAAGGCATATCGTCCAGATGGTATCGTTGCAGGTAATGAAACGTGGGACATGATCATCAAGCAGTCCAACGTCAAGTCCATTGACTACCCTTGGTCTTGCCTTAACGAGTACACCCATGGCTTCCGTAGGCAGGAGCTTGTGACTATCACATCAGGCTCAGGCATGGGTAAGTCACAGATTGTCAGGGAGCTAGAGCATTACCTGCTGGGTGCGACAGACGATAACATAGGTATCCTTGCGCTGGAGGAGGACATTCCCAAGACAGCGTTAGGCATCATGTCTATCGAGGCTAACAAGCAACTGCACTTGGACAAGACAGTAACTCAGGACGAGAAGAAGGGATACTGGGACAGGACGATGGGGTCAGGGCGTATCTTTATGTTCGATCACTGGGGCAGCACCAACGAGGATAACCTGCTAGGACGCATACGCTACATGGCTAAAGGACTGGACTGCAAGTGGATTATCCTTGACCACCTCAGTATTGTTGTCAGCGATCAGGACAATGGTGACGAGCGTAAGGCAATC